GTCCACTCATCTACTTGTTGCCCTGTCGAAACCATGGCATCCCCATCAAAAGCACACTAGAACTAAGATTTTCGCAGTTGAGTTTTAGAGTACTCATACTACGCCAATGCGCTTGTGGTGGAGATGGGGGGAGTCGAACCCCCGTCCAGAACACTTTTCTCTTTGCTTCATACAGCAATATCACTAATTATACATCATATAAAATTGCAGGTCAAATTAGCCTTAATACAAGAACATATCTATCTGAACTCGCTGACTTCACATAATGTATGTAATCTATACCTGCTGGTGCTACAACCATAGTACCTGTTTTTGGCTTAAACATAATTCCATGATCTGGGTAGATTAGTTCGCCACCATCAAATTCTTCATTTAAGAAAATAATAACAGAATGTGTCCAATCAGTCATTTTAATAACATCACCAACTCCATTATGTCGGTAGGCATTATCAGCATGTATCGTATTTGATGTTCCTACGGGATACCAAATAATGGGAGCTTTATCTACTTTCCAAGAAAATTTATGGCATAATGATTTAACAATATCATTATCGAGCATATTTCTACGATGAATGTTATTGTTATCATTATAATTATATACACCAGCAGTATTTGGTGTTGAGTCAAATTTAGCTTCTGCTATAAGAAATTGACACTCTTCTGCAGATAGTATATTGGGTGTAACTACAAATTGATCCATGCATTAAATCCCGTTTTGATTCTTATAGTCTAATCTCAACTTACGAAAACCACCAACCCAGTTATCACGTTTCTCAATGAACAGTCGTGGATCGTCGTTTTCAACTGCCATAATGATGACAAGTCGACCAATTGGGATACCAGTGCGTTCTTCAAATGCTACAGCATAAGCTGCTGTTTGCATAAAGTATTGATAGATGTCGTCACGGTCTTTAGGTTTAGATGATGTCTTAAAATCAATGACAGATAACTTACCTTGGAAATCAGCGATACAATCAACCGTCCCAGCTACCTGAAGAAAATCTGACCACAGTGGAGTTTCCAGACAGTGAATGTTATCAATATCATCCAACCAAAGTTTCATCGAATCAAACATCTCTTTATCAAAGATGTCAGGAGCAACCTCTTCACCGAGCAAGAATTTCTCACATAATGTATGGATACGAGTACCACGGGCAGATGCCTTCGCAGAAACACGATTAGCTTCTGCTGCACCAACACGACGACGCCATGCCATGATACCTTCTCTGGTTTGTAATCCTGTCACCGTAGTGACTGAAGGATACTTCTTACCAGTGGGAGTTAGATAAACTCTAGTCCCATCTTCAGAAGTATCCCTCTCTAATTTCGCAAAATCATGATGTATAAAGTTTTTCATTAAGTCAGTAGGTGAATACACTCATTATAATGTTTAATTCTATCGTCTAGACCAATGTATCCACCATTGATTTTTTTGGTCATTGTTTTGATGTCACCGATATCTGCTTCATGGTTCAGCTTGTTCTTGTTCCAGAACCAAATAGCTGACATCAAAGCAAAGTCACGATCTGCTGTAACCCAATCTGGGTTTTGTACTACGTTTTCCCAGTCTTCAAACATTTCTTTGGCAAATGCCGTATAGTTTGCACGACCAGTCAACTGAATTGGACCACGTCCACGGAAACGATATCCGTCTCCTGATTCTGGACCGCCATTGCCCATGCGGTTAGCATAGATCTTATTCGCAATCATTTCTGGCTTGCGAGCATATGGCGTAGCTTCTTCAATTGTAGGGAAATACTTTCTAAAGATACCATTTAATCCTTGCGCAGAATAGTTTAGGTTCTCTTCAAAAACAGTCCAACCACCAGACTCATGACCACATTGAGCTAAGAACGCAGCAACACGTTGTGGTGTATTAATATCATAGGTTGGAAATACTTCATTCATTGAAGCCGCCCAAGATTCAGGGTCTTGGGCTCGTGGGAATAATTGCTTAAATTGCTCTGCCGTTATCATTGTTTCTTCTCATAGTAGTCCTCATATTTAAGTTTAGCCAAAATATAGTCCTTCACTAAGGAAGATCGAACGATGTCGTCAACAGTAAACTCGATACGAGTAAAAGCACTCATGTGTTGCGCAATGTCAAAGAATTTTAAAATTCCAGTAACATCACTTTTACGTTTTGTCAAGTCTGTCTGGCGATAATCACCACACCATAAAATTTTAGATCGATAACCCACACGAGTCATAACGGTATCGATCTCTTCATATGTCAAGTTTTGCATCTCGTCAACGATAATGATAGCATCATCGAATGACATACCACGAATGAACGAGGTAGAGATAAACTGAATATGTCCCTGCTCTTCTAATCTATCCCATGCGTCTTTGCGACCAAATAAAGTCTCGCAGATTTGACGATATGGTTGTTCATAAATTTCCATCTTCTCATTAACATCGCCTGGAAGATGACCAATCTCTCGACCTTGCACTGCTGAACGCACTACAATAATCTTATCGAATGGATTTGATTTATCTAACACTTCTTCAATGGCTTTATAAAGCGCACAGAAAGTCTTTCCTGTTCCTGCGACACCGTGAAGTGCCACGAAATAATCACCACGTTTGTATGAGTCAAAAAATAATTTCTGATTCTCTGTTAATGGGTCAAACGTTTTTAAGTCATCAAGTCTTAATTTTAAATGATTATTTACTGGTTTATCTTTTGATCTGGGCTCACATTGTACATTATCTATAGGTAATTTCTTTGCTGGTGCTCGAGCCATCTGATTCCTTATTTCGGTTTTCGTTTTTTAATAATATGACGACCGATAGTAATGCCACGACGTTTAGTTGGTGCCGTGGTAGGTTTTGGTTTCTTCGGTTTTGTTGCCATAATTATAATTGAGATGATGATTTTTCTAATTGACTTCCAGGGGTTTTCTCATGGATTCGTTGCAGCACCTCCTTGAATCCTGTATCAAATTTACGGGTTGAAGAAAGTTTGGTTGGATCACCAAACGCGACAGCTTGGATAACAGTTTCCAAATGTGGGTTAGCTTCTCTGAACGGATCAAGTTCAGACATACGCATTATCTGTTCAAATTGTTCGCCTGTTTCTTTGTTGCGAAATACATAAGTTGGCATATTATTTACTCAAGTTAAATGCTATTGTTATTCGTTCATCATCATTGTAACATCTGGGAATCTCATGTTCTAACCACGAATTCCACATCAAAATTAAACCAGTGTGAACGGGAACTGAATATTCTGGTAAGAGTTTATATGTATCAGATAGTCTATTAAAGACAGGTTTATAGTAATAGTATTTATCTATCGGGCGAGGGTCTTTGAAGATGATGGGAGAATTATTTTCAGAAGCCTTCAGATAGATACATCCAGATATAATACTTTCTGGATGCGCGTGTTGAGCATGGCCAGAATCTTTACCAATTTTATTAAACAAATAGTATGGATCAAATTTATAAGAACTACTATCTACATTCTGATAATCTAAAAACTGTTTAGCGTTTTGAATGAGATACGATGTTAATCCATTTAATCTAGAATCAGTTTGTTGATATAAACTAGCTTCTTCTACATTGTATGTAGAAATATGATTAGGGTCTGAGAATTCGTCACTACGAAATTTTCTACCAAACTTCTTGAGATAATCTTCTGCTATTGGTAGATAATCTTTAACAACCTCTTGATTGTCTTCAGCCCATACGCAAGTTGGAAATAAGTTTAATACATGCATATGGGTATTTATACTACCCATTCTGGCTTAGAACGATTTTTCCAAGAAAACATTCTCTGTTTGTCGCCATTGTAATAGTTGTGGTATGACTTAATAGAGTCTCCAGCAACCTTATATTCATCTGGCATTGCTGGAGTAGGTTCTGTGAAGTTGCCCTGTGGGATATTTTTTGGACTATGATACAATGCATCATAAAGTCTAGCTGTTGCGTGCACTTTGCCATAGCGGTGAGTGTACTCAGCCATTAGTTCTTGGAACAACCCAAACAACCAAAAGTAATTTTGTTGATTCTGCCTCACCCAAACAGCACTAGGGTGATTGATGTGAGTAGCAGAGTAAAGTACGCTGTCACGCTCGTCATGTAAAACATACGATGTTTTTTTTCGTCCAGTAGCGCTATGACCAGTAACGATAGTCCCGTCAAGCACACGGTGTGCAGTAGATAAGAGTTGTGCATATTCTAAAATCATTTTCACGCAATGTTTGTCTACGTGTTGTTGAGCGCAAATTTTTGGTTCGTGGTGGAGATAAAAGATGTTCATAATATAATTATACCTCAACTGCAAGAAAAAGTCAAGGGGTCGTGCCGAAGTCTGGTGCCCAAACAACCCCATTTTTCAATTTAACACGAGGTACATCCATCCATCCTACACGGATAATAGGTACTCCATATTCATCGTGTTCGTGAATTTGAACTTGCAAGCCAACACGTTCAACATTATTACTATCATTCAAATGTTCTGCAACGCGAAATTCATAAGAAAGTGGTTTAACAAACTGTACAGGCATTGCTGGTGGAGTATGCATTTGCGGAGTTACAAAAATTTGTTTAGTATTTAAATTTAACATTATAAAACCATTCTCAATAAGCCAACACAATCAATTGTGACTAACAAGAAGTAGTTAGCCAACATCCCAAACGATTTCCTAGTGTAAGCAGCCCAAGCATAAAGAGCACAGCCACTAATCCAGATAGGATATAATATGAGAAGAGGAGGATTTGGGACTGTTGTTGCCATCGTGATACTGCAGCCAATGCTAATAGCCCAAGCAAGCAACTCAACAATAAATCGAACAGGGTGGCTTCGATAATCATCTTTGATCCATCCAAATGTGTTTAGTA